GGCGATGCTGAATTTTTCTGCCTCCTCTTTTGTCCGGAAAGCCGTATGCCCTTTCAGCCCGGCTAGTAAAGCCTGCCTCGACTCCTTACTTGCCGTACCAGCCATGCCAAGCTGTACCAGCCAGATCCGCAAATAATATTTTTCGTTTTCCTCTATCACCGGGCTGGCACTGACTCTTTTCGCTTCTTTGGCTTTTTTCGTAATCAACGCTGCCAGTTCCGAATACGCTCTGCTTTTCGCACTATCCTGCGAAAGGGGAAAAGCAAAGGTCACTTTTCCTTCTTCCACTGCCAGCCCCTTCAAGCCCTCGGTGTCTTCCGACAGAAATGTCTGGAAAGCTTCGCAGGCATTCTCCTGCGGAAGTTGTTCCAGCTTTTCCAGCAAGGAATCGCTCACAGCGAAAGTCTCACACCGTGTAATCCGATTGAGCAGGTAAGCCCGTGCATGGATCATAGCAAGTAAGTTTTGCAGAAATGTCCTGTCATTGGTGTCGGCCGGAATCACAATTCTTACCTCATCGACCGGAGCCTCCAGATACCCTTTATCCTGTAAAAACTGTGTCAAAAGGTTTTCATCTTCATCCGTCTCGCTTATGATCACTCCATCCCGGTCGATGGTAAGGCTTCCTACTTCATAGGCGAAGGTGGGTGGCCCTACATAACGAAGTTCCTTACCGGTAAACTCCGCAATGTCCTGAACCATCTTTTTTCGATTGTCTGTTTTCGTTTCAATTCTCATTGATTTTGCCTCCTTTGTTTTGGTAGTACATTCATCACTCTAAAAGGCAAAAATAGCAAGTCTTATTTCCTCATTTTTGAAAAAAATTTAAAGCTGCGAACTATCCCCCTCATTCTGAAGCAGCTGTGAATATGGAGTTTTCTCGCCATCTCGCAAAACATAAATCGAATCGCCTGTTCCCGTTTTCTCTAGATACCTTTTTACGATTACATCACAGAACTTCTCATCCAATTCCACCCCATAGCAAATGCGCCCTGTTTCTTCACAGGCGATCAGGGTAGAACCTGATCCAAGAAACGGATCTAAGACAATACAATTGCTCATGCAGGAATTCTGGATCGGATAGGCCATCAGCACCACTGGCTTCATGGTCGGATGATCCTTGCTGGACTTCGGGCGATCGTACTCCCATATGGTGGTCTGCTTCCGGTCGGAATACCAC